GCGCGACAACGCGCGGCCGAACCAGACCAGCAGCAACGAAGCCAATATTGGGACCGTCAACGTGGTGACACAGGCGACCGATGCGGGCGGAATTGCGCGGGACATTGGCGCCGCTCTGAGCCGGATCACGTTCGTCGATCAGGCGACGCGAGGGCTTGCCTGATGGCGCTTCCGATCCTCCCTATTCCTGCCTTCCCATCGGTCCCGCTGCTCCCTGGCGTGCCATTGCTGGCGCGCGCGTCGAGCGTGGGCGCGCAGGTTTCGCGCGTGGTGCTGTTCGCCGCGGATGCGATCAATCTCGTCAAGTCCTTCTTGCCGACCTTGTGGGGGCTCTACAGCGAGGAGGGCGTTCCGCTTCTCATCGGCGACAACATGGCGGCGGTGGACTTCAAGCGCGATGCGAGGATGGCTGACTACCCGATCGAGAAGGGCGGGTTTTCCAGCTATAACAAGGTCCAGACGCCGTTCGATGCGCGGGCCACATTCACGGTTGGCGGCTCCGATGCGCGGCGCACCCTGTTCCTCGTCACGCTCGACAAGCTGGTCAAGGAACTGACCATCGTCAGCCTCGTGACGCCGGAGGTCACATACTCCAGCGCCAACGTGATCCACTACGACTATCGCAGGACGTCGAAGAACGGCGCTAGCCTGCTGACCGTCGAAGTCTGGATCATGGAGGTGCGCCTGACAGCCGGCGCGTCCTTCACTGATGCGGCCTCGACAGAGGCGGCCGGAGCGCCAGCGCCACAGACTCCGAGTGGCGCCAGCCCGGTCAGCGCGGGCGCGGTCCAGGCGGCTCCGCTGACGGCGGTTCAGGAAACCGCGGTCCCGGCGTCGAACGTACCGCTAGCCCCGGGGGTTGGGTGATGCTCGCTATTCCGACCAGCCCCGTGCCGAATCAGGTCTTCAACGTGATCCTCGGTGGTCAGGCGTGCCGCATCGCGATCGCGCAGAAAAACACAGGCATGTTCCTGAACCTCTACGTCAATGATGCGCTGGTCATCGGCGGCGTGCTGTGTGAGGTGGCGAATCCGCTCGTGCGGTCGGTCTATCTCGGCTTCACTGGCGATCTGGCCTTCTACGACACGCAGCCGGCCGCAGACCCATTGGTCCCGGCCAACCCAGATCAGGTGTTCTACACCGGCCTGGGCAGCCGCTATTTCCTGGCCTACCTGCCGTGACGCTGCGGAGCCGTCAGATTGACGTGACGATCACCCTGGGGCCGACCACCATGGCCGGTAGCCCCACCGTCACCACAAGCCCGACCTTCGCCGAGGGCGGCAATACGGTGAAGCTCGAAGGGCATCGGGCGTCAGCGACGATCAAGATGGCCGGCGGCCTGTCCATGGCAGAGGCGCAGATCCGCGTCTATGGCATGACCATGAGCCTGATGAACCAACTCTCGACGTTGGGGCGCGTCAGGCTCGCCGCGATGAACAACACCGTCTCAGTTTCGGCCGGCAATTCCGAGGATGGGATGGGCGTCGTGTTCCAGGGGACGATAACGCAGGCCTGGGCCGATTTCAAAGGGTCGCCCGAAGTGCCGTTCCACATCGTAGCGCAATCGGGCATGACCGCGGCGCTTCAGATCATCCCTCCGTCATCGTTCACTGGCTCGGCCGATGTGGCTACCATCATGTCTGGCCTTGCCACGCAGATGGGGTTCACGTTCGAGAACAACGGCGTCAACGCGAAGCTGGCGAACCCCTACTTCCCCGGAACGGCGCTTCAGCAGGCACAGGCGTGCGCGCAGGCGGCCGGGATCGAGATGGTCATTGTGAACGGCGTCCTGGCCATCATGCCGCGTGGTGTAGCTCGCGGCGGCCAAATCGCCCTGATCAACGCCAAGACTGGCATGGTCGGATATCCGGCCTTCACTGGGAACGGGATTGCCATTCAGACGGAGTTCAATCCGTCCGTGTCGTTCCAGGGACTCGTGAAGGTTGAAAGCGATCTGACTCCGGCGAACGGTCAGTGGCGCGTGATCAATATGATGCACGACCTGGCTGCGCAAACGCCGGGCGGGGCATGGTTTTCCTTCATAGAATGCACGGAGCCGCAATATGCCCCCGTCCGGTGATCTGACTGCCGATCCACTTGTTCCGGTCACTGCGCAAGGGTCCGAATTCAATGCTCAGGCGCATCTTATCCAGTCCATGACGGCGCAGATGGCGACGGCCACGCTAGGCCTTGTGCGTGCAGTGACACCGGGCGGGATCGGCGCGGCATCCTTTGTCGATATCCAACCGATGGTGGCGCAGGCCGATGGCGCCGGCAATGTCACGCCACACGGCATCATCCACAACATCCCCGTCTTCCGCCTCCAGGCCGGCGGTAGTGCCGTGATCCTAGACCCGTCTGTCGGAGATATCGGCATCGTGGTCTTCGCCTCGCGCGACATCAGTGCGGTGAAATCCACCCGGGCACCGGCGCAACCGGGCTCGGCGCGCCGCTATGACATGGCCGATGGGCTTTACATCGGCGGCGTTCTGAACGGCGCCGCGAGCCAGTATATCAGGTTCATCCTCGGCGGCGGGATCGACATCGTGGCAACCGGCCCGGTCAACATCACCTCGTCGGGCGCCGTAGCGATCACATCGACGGAGCTGACGCATAACGGGGTGAACATCAGCGACACGCACGTTCATGGCGGCGTTCAGACGGGCGGCGCCAACACCACGGGGCCATCCTGATGCACACACTTTTGTTGGACACCGTCCGCTGGGATATAGTGCTCGATGCGGCCGGCAATATCGCTGTGGCGACAGAGCCCTATTCCCTCGCGCAGGATGCGGCCAGCGCCATTCGCCTGTTCCGCGGTGAGGCCTGGTACGACACGACCCAGGGCGTGCCGTACTTCCAGCAGATCTTGGGCCAGTACCCGCCGATTCAAGTGATGAAGAAAGCGTTCGAGGCCGCGGCGCTTACCGTCCCGGGCGTCGTGAGCGCGACTTGCTACATCACGGGCATCGATGGCCGCGAGGTCACCGGACAGGTTCAGATCACCGACGCCGCCGGCACCGTCACCGCAGCAGGATTTTAGCGCATGAGCGGCAGCAGCGTCCCGGAACCAACATTCGGCCCCCTTGGGTTCATCGCGCCATCCGAGGCCCAGATTCTGGCCGGCGTGATGACCGACATGAACGCCGCATTCGGCGGCAACATGAACCCAGGTTCCTCCACGCCGCAGGGGCAGTTGGCGGCCAGCCAAACGGCCATCATCGGCAATAAAAACGATCAGTTCGTTTTCTACACCAATCAGGTTGACCCGGCGTTTGCCGAAGGGCGGATGCAGGACGCCATTGCGCGGATCTACTTCATCGAGCGCAACCCGGCCGAGCCGACTGTTGTTCTCGCGGTCTGCACTGGCCTGGCCGGCGTCACAATCCCGGTTGGCGCGCTGGCTCAGAACACCGATGGCATCCTGTTCATGTGCACCGAGGCAGGCGTAATCCCCGTCTCGGGGTCGATCACGCTTCCTTTCGCGTGCGCGACCACGGGCCCCATTCCGTGCCCGGCGAACACGCTGACCATCATCTACCAGACCATCCCGGGCTGGGACACGATCAACAACCCGACCGATGGCAGCCTTGGCAATGTGGTGGAAGGCCGGGCGGCGTTCGAGGCGCGCAGGTCTGCGTCTGTCGCGCTGAATGCCCAAGGCAGCCTGCCCGCCGTCCGTGGTGCCGTGCTGAGCGTGGCGAACGTGCTGGACGCTTATGTGAACCAGAACACCACGGGAAGCCCTATTTCGATCGGCACCGTCGCGCTGGCTGCGCATTCCATTTACGTCTGCGCCCTCGGCGGCGCGGCGCAGGATATCGGTGATGCGATCTGGACGAAGGTAAGCCCAGGCTGCGACTTCAACGGGGGCACGACCGTCACCGTCGTCGATGAAAGCTACAGCCCGCCTTACCCGCAATATCAGGTCAAGTACGAGATTCCCACCCTCGTACCGATCCTGTTCCGCGTGACCATCGCGAACAGCGCGCAGGTCCCTTCGACGGCACTGACCCAGATCCAGGACGCTATCATTCTCGCCTTCGCTGGCGGAGATGAAGGTCAGCGTGAACGCATCGGCGGGACGGTGTTTGCTTCGCGCTACTATTGCCCTGTGGCGGCGCTAGGCTCCTGGGCGCGGATCGTGTCCATCAAGATCGGCGCCGGTGAGCAGGCCGAGTTCACAGCCTCATCGTCCGGCACGACACTGACGGTCTCGGCCGTCGGCTCCGGGACGCTTGCTGTCGGCCAGTGGGTCCGCGGCCCGAGTGTAGCGCCGAACACGTTCATCACCGCCCTTGGCACCGGCACCGGCGGCACCGGGACATACACCATCAGCGTCACGCAGGCGGTGTCGAGCGAAGCCATGACCGGAACGGACATGGTGGATGACGTCTCGATCGAGATTGACGAGGCGCCGACCATCGATGCTTCCGATATCGCCCTGACCCTGGTGTGACCCATGCAGGAATTCGAGAAGACGATCCTGTCGCAATATTCCAACGCGGCCACGCTCACGCAACTGATCACCAACTTCAACGGCTATATCGATCCTGGCCCGCTGTTCGATGAGTTCTACGACAAGATATGGAACGTCCTGACCGCCGAGGGGATTGGACTCGATATCTGGGGGCGCATCGTCGGCGTTGGTCGCGTCGTCACCATCGTGCCTTCGAACGAGTATTTCGGCTTCGTCATCACTGATCCGCAGGATTACACCCCGTTTAATGAGGCGCCCTTCTACAACGGGCCGCCCTCGACCGAGAACTACACGTTGCCGGATGAGGCCTATCGCACGGTCATTCTGATCAAGGCCGCGACGAACATTGCCCGCACCACGAGCCCAGTCATCAATCGGCTGCTGACCCAACTCTTCGAGGGTAGAGGCAAGTGCTACGTGCTGAGCCTTGGCGGGATGGCGATCCAATACACGTTCGAATTCGCTCTGACGCCCCTGGAATATTCCATCCTGACACAGTTGGACATTCTCCCGCGGCCAACCGGCGTAGATATCTCAATCGTGCAGATACCGTGATGGAGCCTGCCACATGATTCCCGCCGACATCCCAGGCTTCATCGTTCTTCCGTTCGCTGAGAGTGGCGGGAAAACAACGATCCCGGTCACAACCGCATCGCCCGGGCGCGCCTCCCTGACCGAGGGCTTCCCGGCCTTGACGCGCACGCCGATCGCCTCTGGCGGCATTCCCCCCGACGGCACCGACATGAATGGGATTCTGTTCGAGGTTTCCGGGTGGGCGCGGTGGTCCAGCATAGGCGGTCCTGTCCCTTTCAACTCGGCCATGTCCACTGCGATTGGCGGTTATCCTAGGGCGGCCCTGCTTACCAATACCGCGATGACCAACATGTGGTTTTCTCTGGTCAGCAATAACACCACGAATCCTGATACTGTAGGTACGGATTGGACGAACGCATTCCCGACAGCAACAAGCATAACGGCGACAGAAACTCTAACCCTTCAGCAAAAGGGCGCCGTTCTGGTCAACGCGGCTGCCGGCGATATCACGATTACGCTACCCCTTGGGGCGAGCGCGCTACTGATGCCGGTCGTGTTTCAGTTCATCCGGACTGATTCGTCCGCGAATATTGTAACAATCGTCAGGGGCGGCGCCAACACGATCGAGGGACGCACGAGCATCACGCTCGGCGTCGGCCAGCGCTTGGTTCTGAATTCGGCAGGTACGGCGAACTGGCGAGTTATCTCCACCACCGGCGCCAGCAGCATGCAGGCGTTCACTTCTAGCGGGACCTTCACAGTTCCGTCTGGGGTGTACCGTGTGAAGGTGGTTTGCACTGGCGGCGGCGGTGGCGGCGGCGGGTGCGCCTCGGGCCAGGG